AGCGCGGGAGATCCTATAGATGACCACAGCGTCTTCCATCATCCTCAGTTGGTTCAAAGATTTCACTGCCTTGTGTAGATATCCAACGATTCTCTTGTTTCTCGTATCATAAAGACCCGAATTCACTGCGGCGATCGCGTCGGGAGAAATCCTCAATCCCTGAACGTCAGGTGCCGTTGCAAAATTCTTTTGACCACCAGGAAACACATATTTGTGAAAAATATAAAATTCTTCCACATCGCCAATAAGTTTCGTTCCATCCGATCTAGTCTCTTTCTTAAATTCACGAATCTTTTGAAGATTCAACGGATCGATGTAACGAAGTTCCACTATTCCCTTTTTAGTATTATTTGGATTCACTATAACATGAAAATAAAGTCTACTGTCAATATACCAACGACGAAACAATTCATAACCTTTTGTGTTGAAATTCATCAACTCCAAGACTGTCTTGAACTCTTTGGTTATCAAGGATTTTATTTCACTATCCAAATTAACATTATCTAAATTTATTTTTACCACGTCAGTGTTGTCACTAGCAATGATCGATTCATTTACTATCTCTTCAACCGCACTTTCACATTCAGGATGAAGAGCCATATCACGATACTTTTGTATCAATTCGTAGTCACTGCGGGTGGATCCGTCCAGATCAACATACTGTCCGTAGAATCCACCCGTTTCGACTATTACTGCACCATCATCGGTATCGGGAGGAACGAAAGAAGTTAATTTCGATTCCTCCTTTTCCCGCTTGGTTTTACCTATTTTCAATCCAAATAATTCAAAAGCCATAATTAAATTCCTATTAAGGAGCCGGAGGACCAGCTAATTCAATTCCTTCACCACCCAAACTAGACAAACCTTCAACAACAGAAGCAACAGCAAATCCAGTGCTAAGAAGATTCAATGCACTGTCCAAAACTCTAGATTCTGGATTGATGATTGGTTCATAATGGGAATAAGACATGGTGACTTCAAATTCTTCGATTGAACCTGCGTCATCAAAATTCAAGTCGATAGCGGCGAGTGTGCTTGGCCACATGTTATAGAAGTTATAACTTCTCACTGGCAAACCACTTCTCGACAGTTGTGTGACAACCCAGTTACTCACACCATAAGCACCCAAAGCATCTGCACCCAAAGGACTTCCATACTGAGCACATTGAGCTTGCCATGCTTCGAATCTTCTTCTCATAACCATCAAAGTATCATTGTATACTGTTACACTCCAGTCTTCGAATGTTCTTTCTCCCGCCAGTTTTATGGATCTTCCACCTGGTGTCTTGACTTCAACTGCATTCACTGTAGCAGCAGGTAAAGACGCAGCTCTACAAAGATAAGCAAAATCTGGACCCATATTGGTTCCCGTGACTAGATAATAGTTTGCACGAGCACCACCCAACAGCAGTGAATTCTTGAATTGTTCTACACTTGGTAACGACATTTACATCTCCTTTTTTTACTGAGATTTATCTATTATTTATACCAAAAATATCAAGCACCGAACTCATTGAAATTACTATCTGTTCTAGTTGCAATGAAATTCAACTGAATGAAGTTGATGGAACGGGTTGGTTTGATATAGATGTCAGCCCAAAACTCATTTCTGTCAATTCTTTCGGGTGTGTTGTTGGACTCGTTGCAAACAACCTTGAAGTCGAAGATACCTCTTCTAGACTTTACATCATTCAAATATGGAGTGACCAAAGATATGAATCTTGATCGGGTAAATGCATCATTGAACTCAAAGAGTGAGAACTTAGATGCGGTAGCGATCGCCTTCTCAAGAACTATAAACAGGCGACGAACATTGATTCTGTCGAAAGCACTTGGTTTCGAAAGAGCTGTTCTGTCTCCGTAGAGAATAGTTCCTTCTCCGGGAACAGTAATGATGGGATTAATCCCGTCAGGATAAATTTGGTCTCTGTATGTCTTTGATGGGTTGAATGCCAACTTGACAACATTTCTTATTTGACCTCTGTTGAAACCTGCGGGTGAGAACCATGCATCATTCGTGTATTCTGTTCTCGCACAAAGACCTGCGGTGTCTGCGTTGAGTGGAACCCAACGATACAAGTCGTTGTATGGGTCATATTGATACTTGTAACCAGAATCGATTACGCAGTATGAACTTGATCCAATATCATTCTTGATTTGTTGACAAGCAGCAACCTTGTCGGTCTCTGACGCAAATTCGTTCTTGTTGACTGCCGAGAAGAATGCGACACAATCCTTTCTGGCTTCAACTATATCGCGAATGTGAGCAGCACTGTCTCCAGTCACAGTTCCCGCAATAAGAAGATTTACGTCGTATGACTCGACATCTTCATAAAGGTTATAACCATCTGGATTTGTTGCTGGATAAGCAGTCACCAAAGCTGTGCTGGTTTGTCCGACACCGCCAGTGAGAGAGGTATTAACTGCGCCGTTTTGGTAATAATAAGTTCCATTTGATCCGTGTGTAACTCCCCAATTCACGACATATGTAGTTCCAGACTTGATGGTAAACGATATGTCTGTTTGATCTGCGAAGTCTGTTACAGCAGAAGTCGGCGGATCTTCGCCACCAATGTAGATATATTGCGAATTTGCGTTGATATATCTCTTGTAGTATGTGGAAGTCCCATCTTCTGATCTTGCTTCGGGGAAAACCGACAAGTTCGGGAATCTTTCCAAAACTGTATTCTTTGCGCCAGTGAACAAACCATCTTCGTCGATGACCAAAACGTGAATTTGGTCATTGGTGGTTGTTCCATTAGCATCCTCAAGGAACTGAATGTTCGTGGTGCTTTCAGGAGCACCTTCACCACCGTAACCAAAGTTTTCGTAATATTCGATAGATCCGTCAACCCATGCGGTGAATCCCGATGCGTCGGAAGTAGCACTACCTGGACCTGGGAATATGGAAACTTTCAGTGAGTTTCCTTTTTCACCGGGATATCTAGCCAAGATTCCAGTTTGAGTTCCGTTCAAATAATCTTCGTTGTATACGAGTTGTGCCGTTGTGGTAGCACCACCGACAGCATTCTTTGCAGAAGTACCACCATAGTCACTTGAACCGACAACTCTGACTACCTGAAGACCACTGCTGTATCCCAAGAAGTTAGTTGCTGAGAACCACTGTTCGTAGTTCCAATTTTTTGGTTCGCCGAAAGTTTCCCTGAACATTTTCGGACTATCAACCAAAACAACTTTCTTTGCAGGGCCCCACTCAAAATTTCCCGCAATACCCCCGAGTGAAGTTGCCACTGCGGGAACAATTGTGGTAAGATCTATTTCTGATACATTTACTCCAGGACTGACTTGAAATGCCATATTTCTATCTCCTTGATAAAATTTCTAATTAAGCTCCGACTTCACTGAAGCTAGCACCAGTTCTAGTTGCAATGAAATTCAATTGAATATAATTGATCGAACGGTTTGGTTTGATATAGATGTCAGCCCAAAACTCATTTCTGTCGATTCTTTCTGGTGTGTTGTTGGACTCGTTGCAAACAACCTTGAAGTCAATAAGTCCTCTTCTGGATTTCACATCGTTGAGATATGGCGTGACCAGAGAAATGAATCTAGCGCGAGTGAATGCGTCATTGAACTCGAAGAGTGAATACTTGGACGCAGTAGCGATTGCCTTCTCAAGAACTATGAAGAGACGACGAACATTGATTCTGTCGAAAGCACTTGGTTTCGAAAGAGCTGTCTTATCTCCGAGAAGCAATGTGCCAGAATTTTTCTCGTTGATGATTGGGTTGATTCCCTTTGGATAAATTCTGTCCCTATAGGTTCTGTTGGGATTGAATGCCAACGATCCAGTACCATTCAATATACCCCTATTGTAACCAGCAGGAGACCACCAAGCATCATTTGTATATTCTGTTCTTGCACAAAGACCTGCGGTATCTCCGTTGAGAGGAATCCAACGGAACACCTGATTGAATGGATCAAATTGTCTTCTATAACCAGAATCGATGATCGCATATGAACTCGATCCCACGGTATTCTTGAAATCAACACAAATTTGTGCCTTTTCTGAATCGGTGGCGTCCACTTCATTTCCTTCTCTACCCACTGGACAGGAGAAGAATACAACGCAATCCTTACGAGTTTCTGCAATTCCCTTAAGTGCTTGGACTTCAGTCGCACCAGTTATATCACCACTGAGAAGAAGATTTACATCTATCTTTTCTGCATCAGCGAGAACATCATAACCAACTCCACTACCAACAGTTGTTCTGTTTCCAGCGTAATTTTGTCCAGCGCCTCCTGCAAGAGATGCGGTGACATATGTATTTTCGCTACTTGTCCAGTCAAACACGAAAGTGTTTTCCCAATTGGTCGCGTCAACACCATCTGCACTAAGTCCCGAAGAACCAAAAATCTTTGTTGGTGTTCCGACAGCAGCAGTTCCCAAACCACTTCCGATGTCATATGCAGTGCCCAAATCGTATGCATCAACTGAACCACCGCATTTGATATACTTGGATTCATTGTTGATGACGTTCTTGAAGTATAGTGAAGTTCCGTCTGCTCTTCTCGCTCTCGGGTGAAGAGAAACACCTTCGAATCTCTCCAAAACCGAATTCTTGGTTCCAGTGAAAACTCCATCTTCGTCAATTACTGCGATGTGGACTTGATCATAAGTTCCAGTCACACCACCAAGTGAAAGAAGATTGTCGGTCGAATTGGGGGTTCTTTGGAAATTTGAAAAATAAGACCACGATCCGGTCACTCCGAATCTACCGATCGAAACTGCGAGAGAATTTCCCTTCTCACCCGAATACTTAGCGTAGAAACCACCATCAAATGTCGAAATATCGTATTCGTCATTTGGGGCATATGCCTCCGCACCATCAGCACCAACTGTGAGTCCTGCTGTATTTGCGTTTGCCGTTTCGGTGTTGCCACCAAGAGCACGAACCATCAAAAGGCCTTGTGCGTAGGAAAGAAAGTTCAGAGCGGTGAAATAGTTTGCGTAATTCCACTCCTTAACATCACCGAAGATTTCTCTAAATGTTTTTGGGGTGTCAACCAACACAGCTTCATTACCCGGACCCCATTCCGTTGGAAATGAAATTCCAGCTAGAGAAGTAGCAACAGCTGGAACAATTGTCGTAAGATCAATTTCACTTACATTTACACCTGGACTGACTTGAAATGCCATATTTCTCTCCTTGATTAAGACATGGAGTATATCTCTGTTCTCATTATATTTATTCTTTTACTTATTTTGGTGAGTTTAGGACCAAAAGAAACTGGAATCATCTTCCATGTTTATATCATCTGATGGCAATTCTCTATTTTTGGTCTCGGAACCCTCTCGGGACAATAGGGAAGCATCCCTCTGCCTCTCCGCTTCAAAGTCCAAAATACCATCCTCGATGAACCCAAATGGTGACAAGGACGCTTCTAGGTCTTGCAACCTCTTCTCGTAGAGTTTTCTTCTAGTGTCAATGTCTATGATTTCCCTAAAATAAGCCTGTGTGGTCAACCAAGAGAAGAGAATCAGAGTGTCAACCAAGTCGTCATGGTATCCTTCCGATGCTTCGTAGGATATTCCCCTAGAAGTAAAGGTACTGAACTCGGAAATGATATCCAAATCCGTCACGAGCAACTTGTCCTGCTCTATCATTTCCTTGAGGATGGAACACCCCAATTTCTTGATTTGGTAACTGGTGCGAACACCAAATTGAACCTTTCCACTTTCACCGAAACCACCGTCCACCTTTTGACCCTTCTTTCCGCGATTGGAAACCAAAAGGACATTTTCGTATTCCAATTCTTGATAAAGAATGTCGGCGACTTCTGAACCCACATCATTGATTTCCAAAAGAATGTGCGCGTTATTATAATAATTTCCCATCTTTTCTATGACTGTGGGGTACATTAAAACTGGAAGAGTATTGTTCCTGTATTTTGCGACCATTCGGTAGGGCATCTGAGTGACATCCATGATGGTGAAAGCGTGGTAGTCGGCACCTTGCGCCCTACAGGTATCGACGCACATGATATAAACATTATCTTTCTTTGGTTCTTCGAATATGTCCAAACCATCAATCGCAGAACGAATTGGTTCATCAAAAGGCATGGATGCTAATTTTGCGGAGGATATCAAAGTGTCTTCAGAACCAAGGAACTGACACTCGAACTCCTGCATCCACTGCCTTTCGGAAGTGTTGCGAATGGTTTCTTCCTTGAATTTTTGATCTCTACCCGGAATCTCGTTCCAAAGAACTTCTATGGGAACGTAAGAATTTTTCTCACTTTCCGCGTTCTTCCACAACTTGTAGAACATGTTCATTCCCTTGGGTGTACTAACGATGAC